CATAATTAAAACAATTGTTATATTATATAGCAGGTTCTTCGTCCCATTTTTCTATGGTGATGCCCCTACTCTCTAATTGTGATAGTGCATAGTCCATAATAACCACAATTCTATCATGCGTTCCGTTATGTTGTGCCCAATGTTTATCGTTATCATGGAATGCAAAGAGCTCTCCTACCTTCCATGTTCTTTTCCTTCCACGTACACTCAACCAAGCACCTTCGTCCTCTATAACAGGGAAGTGTAAGCGGAGTGAATCTATGTCACCAGAATGAGGATTAATTTTTGTGCCAGGTGATAACTTACTTATGGTACATGATTTAAGTAACATACCATCTACATCTTCTTGTATAGCACTATAGAAAGTAGGGCACAGTAACTGCATACTCTCAGTTAGTTTAGGTAATACTTCTTGTACCTTTTCTACCGTAGTATTAAATAACTCAACGAATGATACCATTTCGCTGAGTTCGTAGTCTTCTTCATTTGCTGTAGTACCTACAGGATTCAATGGCATAGGAATAACTGTCCATGACCCATCCCATAGTTGTACTCTACCCATATTTCTATCTTCTACCCACTTATCAAGCACCCACTCATGTAGTATAGGTTGATTGACTTCCACAAATTTTACAATCTCTGGAATAATTTCTTTGTATTTATTTTTTAGATTACGAAATGAGGATAGATCAGAGATCACATCCTCTTGCCAAATTTTTCTCATACTTTAAAATATTTTCGGGCAACCCTTACTTCCGTGTACTGGACATTCTACACCTTCTTTGGTGTGATTGCAAGCCATCTTAGATTTATCTTTACCTGCCTTAGGCATCTTCTGAGATTGACCTGACTTAAATCCGTCTGGGTCCTCTAGTTGAGGCATGACCTCAACAGGACCTACTACTTTTTTTCAGATAATTTTCTCCACTCGGAGAACTCTTTAACACAGTTAGGAACTGTCTTACCACCTTTCTTCTTGGTTCCTTTTGCCTTGTAACCATCCCAACAAGTAGATGCACCAACGTTCTTACGTGCTGTCTTCATGTCACCTTCAACATTTAATGTCTTGGGATAGTCTTTGTCACCTTTCTTTGCAGGAGATTCTCCTCTCTTTCTCTTAGCATGGATGTTATCCCAGAGACCTTTCTTACCTTCTTCTACGTTCTCTTCTTTCTTTACATCCTTCTTACCCATCGCTTTCTTAATGGCTTTATCTCTAGATCCAAAGTACTCGTCCTTACCAGACTCTACCTTGCCATCTCCATCATAATCTTTCTTTGCTTTCTTACTCTCTGTTTTAACCTCAGCAGAAAGTTGATCATCAACAAACTGATTGGGAGGTTGTGCTTCGATTTCTCTTTGAGACTTAGTTGGATTGATTGCATGCTCATGCATACCTTCTCTAGTAATCTTGATAGATTCTACAGGAACATTCTGTTCTAGTCCATGATTGAACATAACATCATAATGACTGACGTTACCTTGCTCATCTAATGTATGCTGTTCTTTTAAACAATTACCTGCACCCCATTCTGGATGTTCTACCTTAGTAGCACAAGAATGTTGTACCTTTTTAATCGCTGGTTTACCTTTAGTTCCATCTGGTTCTGCAAGTTTCATACCAGGTGCGTCACCGCCACCTACACCATCAGCACCAAGACCTTTTACGTCTTTGTTACCCATGATTGCGGACTTATCATATCTCCATGTCTCTTCAATGGATTTGAATGCGGTATTTAAACCTGTTTCAGCAGCTATCTGTGCTAAACTTTTTGACTCGTGATGGCTCATCTTATCTTTAGTAGGGTGTGTTGGAATTGTTTGCTTAACTTTCACTGTGCCCGAAGGTTTCTGTGTCTTCTGACCAGGCGTAAGTGACATTACATACTCACGATATGCGTCAGTTCCAATCTCGAAGACTTCTTTAATGTTAGTTATCCAAGTGCGGAAGGTTGTTTCTTCAGCAGTAAGACACAGTACATAGTTAGGTCCACGACGTAAAATCTTTCCTACTTGTCCGTTCTCAGTAAGAACCCACTCACCTTGTTTATAGACTTCGTTCTTATAAAACTTATCTTTGGTGATATTTGCTTCCGCAACTTGTGATTTCTTCGCGAACTCCGAAAAAGATTTCATTAATATATGTGTACATATCAAACTTATTTATACGGTTTTACATGTTATCGTGTATTAATACCATTAACTCTCTGCATGGTTTATCTCCAAGTGCGGAGGGAATACCTTTCCTGAACGTTTTAAAATCACCTGCGGTTGCTGCTCTCCGCATTTTTGTACCAGAAATTGCAAAGGTATCACCGTCTGCATCACGGTCACCAGATGATATAACATCCATCTTACGGAAAGAATAATCTTTATGATTATAATTCTTTACCCATTGCATTGCTCTGACTCTATCAGATCCTACAAGAAAGTATGCTTCATGATATCCATCTTTCATAATGTCTTGAAAAACTCCGACGGGATCTTTAGGTCCACTAAAAATTTTCCCTCTATGCTCAGGAAACATCTTAATCATATACTTTAATTTTGTATCAGGATCTAACGGGTTAGTTCCTTTACTATCTACTGTCTGTGATATGTAAATACGATAGTCATTACCTCTAGCTGCCTTCTTCACAGCTGCAAAGTTCTCCTGATGTCCCACTGTAGGTGGTTGAAATCTACCAAAAGTAAAATAGCAGATCCTAGATTCTAATTCTACCGCCATTGTTTTGCGAGTGTAAAATTGTTGTATGAAAATTCAATACGGTTGACAAATTTTATCATGTCCCCACCTTTATGTAGAACATAACCCTCATGAGCAGTAATTTTATAACCCTTATCAGTCATAACAAATGTTTTAATTGTGTGTTCTAATTCATCAAGTTTACCTATCACCAATGTCTTCAAGGCTTGCAGTTCTTTATACAATTTAAGTACACCTTTAAACTTATCAGCATTATCCACTGCAAAGTTTTGACTTTTATAAATTAAATTCTTTTTCTGTACCTGTGTCTTTGCTGTTAGTTTACTAGCAGCAGCATTTACTTTACCATCATAGAAGTTGATCATGTCTGCCAATGCTTTGTCAGGATTAGTAATGGTTTGTGCTTTCTTTATCTGATCATTAAAGAACTGTTTCATATATGATGATATATGCCACTTAGCATCACCCTTTGTACCCTTAAGACCAAGCAATTCATCTAGAAAAGCTCCAGAAAATCTACACATCCTTTCAATTTCCTCTACATGTCTATCAAATTCAGTAAACTCAGCTGTAGTAAAATTAACATCAGTCATTGGTGTAGTATTTTTAATGTTTAAGACCCCAGATGATTCACTAATCATATTGTCTGGAACACCACCCTTTGCTTGCATTGATTCAAGATCATCACCTGTATAATGGGTGTGAAATACCACTCCAATCTTTGAAGATTTACATTTCTCACCTAAAGGATGATTTACAGGTATACCATAGGTAATAGTATTAGGTCTAAAGGTATATAATTTCTCACCATCTACCTCTTCTTCTTTAACATCGGTAGTATATAAAAGATCACCTTGTATTACACCTTTTATATCTAACTTTTGAAACTCACTAAGAGCAACCTTCATCTTATCTCTAAGGTCAGGTATATTACCATAGTATGTGTCAATATTTTCATCAAAATAACATAGTTTTGGTTCTGTTTTGTTGAAGACTGATTTGGTTCCTACAAAAAATCTACCTGTAAGAGGGTGTTGACCACATACTATAGAAGGTGCACCATCCCACTTGGTTTGCATCAAACTTGATGAACTTTTACCAACCATTTGTCTTAATTCTTTTAGAAAAGAGACAGCAGCATGACAACCTTCAACTCCATAGTTGAGCATCTCATCTTCTAAATGTTCTAAATGTTTTAACTGTGTTATATTTGCCATTATTTTTTATAATAATCTCCGTTACTATGTGTGGGGTATATTTCTCCACCAGATTTAGATCTAATATTAAATTTAAAATCATATTCCTTAGTAGAAAAATTAATATCTATTCTCTTACCTGCACCACCTGCACCACCATAATCAATACCAATCTGATTACTAGTTAATGTACTAGCACTATTCATAAATGCTCTATTCACTTCGTATACCTCCAGATCTGTTCCAGTATAATGTACCATCCAGTATCCATAACCTACTCCACTAGCACATAAATTTTCAAGATCTTTTTTTGCCTGTCCTTCTATTTGATATGATGATCTATGCTCTGATACTGTAGGTGTTTTATCATCTTTATCATACTTAGAAAATACATCTAAAAATTTTCCATGATCTATACCTAACATATCCAAATAACGTTGCCCCACCTCTGGAATCGAACCACTTTCTAAATCTG